AGAGAGAAGGGAGGGATTGACTGTACTGTCAAAGCTACCTGTGAGAGTGATAGTCCCATCTTTTAGCCCAGACACAAATGCCTTAGAGCTATTAGAGAAGGCACTAACCTCAGCAACATCAGCAGTTCTTGATACTGTTACATCTGTTAGAACATTAGAAACGTCTCTAATTGTTCCGCCAGAGTCATCAAATTTAAACGCTGCACTTTTTCCGTGTGTAAATGTTGGCATTACTCTCCTTTACTATTATCCCTGTCCAAAACTGATTGCTACAGTAAAACTCGGATTTGTGCCTCCGATAGTTAATACTGCTCGTGCATACCGAGCTGGATTGCTGCTACTTGTTTTATATTCTGATCCCACTGCTGTTTTTTGACTAAAAGTTATATAGTCAGAAAATGAAGCGTTGTCAGAACTTGTTTGAATTTTTGCATCTAATGTTGGTGACGTTCCACTTACAGAAGTAACGTGTAAAACTGCTCCGCCTCCATTTGTACCTGCTGCTGCATAATCAACTGATGTTTGATTGGTTGTAGAAGTAAATGCAGCAGGAGCAACTAGTGAATTTCCATCGAAGCTATCTGTATCAAACTGAAATGCAACCGCAGCTGCTACGACAGATCCAACGTCTGCTGATCTATCGTAAGTAGTCTCGATAACTTTACCAAGAGTCACAGGATTGCCTCTTGTGTATCCAATAGGTGCAACAGAAAAAGCAGATCCTGATCCACCTAACTGTGCTAAATACTCTGCGTCACTATCTGGACTTGATGTTTCAAAAAAGCCTGATGCAGTAACTGTTCCATCCTTTAGACCTGCAATATATGTCTTACTTGATGTTGAAAAGGTGGATGTTTCTACTACATCGGAAGTTAGTGAAAAAGACACGTCAGTCAATGTATTAGATAAATTTGTGTTATCAAGTATTACAACTGCATCTTTTCCGTGTGTAAACGTTGGCATTATTCAGTTACCTCCCAAGCCTCGTTTTCAGGAGTTGAAGGATCGTCTGCTTTAAAACTCCCATCTTCATTTCGAGCTCTTTTTTTAGTTGTTTTATTTTTCTTTGCACTATCAAATTTTACTGCTGCTTTATTCTTTATCAAACTCTTGGCTATTTTGTCTGGAACATCTACAACGTCCCCTGCTTCGACTCTTTTCTCATCTTTACCATCTGGATAGTTGCTACCAACTAAAATTTCAATTTTCATGCTATTACCTCCAAGTTAAAAGTTACACCTAGATATGAAGTACCCTGATTGACTTCATACTCGCCATAATCACTTGCACTAACTACTCTAACAGACATAGCAGCACCGCCCAAAGTTATATCACCTTCAATAGCTGCTTTTACACTACTTGATCCTGATGATTGTAAAAAGGTATCAAGAGAATCTTGAGCTGTAGCTGCATCAACTCTTTGTATATAAAATATAACTGGTATTTGATATGTGTCAGCACCACGAGCCATCGTAGTATCGTAATCAAGAGTAGTGAGTGGAGCAACTATACAAGCAGGTGGATCTAAATAATCTGGCACTGTATCGTAAACTGTAACACCAGATATAGTTTCTAATCTTGTTTTTATACCATCTCTGATTGCTGTAAACGTAGCCATTATCTAATACTATCTGCTATATCTTTAGCTATAAGTCTAAGCATCTCATCGCCACGTTTTTTAATTTCTTTCTGATTTTCAAAAACTACACCACCAATAAATGGTTTCATCTTAAGTCCTGTTTGTGATATCTTTCTGGCTACTAAAAAAGCATTCATTTTTGGTTGACCTCTATTAGCCCATTTGAAAAGCGATGATCCTTCTTTATATGGAGGAAAGAAAGGTTTTGTCTTTTTGATTGGTGTAAAACTTCTAAATATAGGCTTACCATGAATAAAAGGTGCATATTTACTGCTAGAAGCTAATTTAAAGCCCTCAGACATGCGTAATCGGTTAGTATTGGACAACTTTGCCACAAACACCGAATCTCTGCTCTTACCTGTAGATTTAGCCGATTTAGATACAGGTGATGGCTTTTTTGATAAAACATCTAATGATTCTCTTCTAAAATCTAATGCTAGATCGTTAAAATAATCGTTAGATCTTTTATTCCAAATAGATTGGTTATTTATATTATTAGCTAGATCTAAAGCACCCTTTAAGGTTATTTTCATATCCCATAGTTCCTGTTGTAACTAATTTGACCTAGTGAAACGTATGGTCTGCCTGATGCTAATACTGTCTTTCTTTTTTTGAATTTTCTACATAGTGTTTTTACGTCTGGATCAAGTTCTGATAAAAATATGACAGGTGCTTGACCAGTTTCTGGATTGCCACTAAAACCCATAGGACTATTTTTTCTCTGAAAAAACCTCGCTGCTTGTATCAAAGTGGCTTGTTTTATAGCAGCAGGAACAGTATCTGATCCTGACTGAACTGGGAATCCAAAGGTTGCTGTTACTTTGAGTCCTTTTGGATAAGTAGTGGGAAGCGTCTGCCCACTACTTTCTAAAGCCATAACTATTTTATTAAATGGCATAATAGGATCAGTTTTGTCTGCGTTATGAGGATATAAGAAAAAATCTGTTCCAAGAGTAAGTGTTTTTAGATCTGTACCATCAGAGTTAAGTGTTTTTACAACCAAGCCTGTTGTAGTAGCTATGTCATCAACATATATAAAATCAGCAAACTCGCAATCGTAAAAACGATCCTGAGTTGCATCAGTTTTGTAAAATACCCTGCCACAAAAATCATCAATTGCAGATGAAGCTGCATCCAAAGCAAAGTCTAAATTGTTATCTTGAGCTGATCCTGACATTCCTAGAAATGTCTTCAACTCGCTCTTGTCCATGTATTGATGGCTCATCTAACTCCTCGTCTAAATCGTCCAATAAAGGATCGTCAAACCACAATTTTTTATTTATTACCTTCTGGCTTCACTGCTTTGGTCTGTGGTTTTTTTGCTGCTTTTTTGGTTATACCTTTTGGAATTTCATCGCCAATACTTGCAACCAAGACTCCTGAAGTAAAAGGACACTCTTTGCCCTGTTGTAATTTACCAGTCTTGTTATCTTTCCAAACCAGTTGACTTTCTTTTTCTACTATCGCCATTTTTTTCTCCTTTTCTATATGGATAGCAGAGTCGATTACCTCTGTATTTAACACAAAAGTATGACTCTGCTCTTCCATAAATTTATTCTATATCGTTGATTCGAGTGAATGCCTGTGGCTTATATACTGCCAATGTGTATCGTAATGATGCTTTTATTGTCAATATATCTTTGCCGAAGTCACCATCTGCTGCGTTTTCTGAGATGGATAGTTCCATACCTCTTCTAAACACATGGTTTGCAGCTAAAGATCCTCCGAAAGCACCAACAACTACATCAATTGTAGTTCCTACTGCTCCACCGATTTGAGATGATTTTGTCACTGGTAATCCCCAAATTGTAGGTGTTCCTGCTAATGCAGATGCACCTAACATAAAGTTGTTGTTACCATCGACTTGAGCTACGAGAGCATTATAAGCAGCTGGGCTCATAAGTACTGCGTCTGGGCTCAATTTACCATTTACCTCAACATCTTTAATACCATCCAAAACTGTCCTTAACTTACCACCTGCTGTTGCTGGGAATGCTCCTGCGGTGTAGGTAATTGTATTGATTCCTGCATGCTGAGTAAGTCCACGAATATTAGGTGCTACTGCTCCACCGATTAAGAATTGTTTTTCTAATCTTTGCATAACGTGATTAGCAAGTCTGCCATCAAAATATGCTTGTGCTCCTGCTTGATCTTCAAGCAACTCTGCTGTAATAGGTAGAGTTGTGATGAATTTCGAGATAGGTGCTGTAACAGCTGTGTATGTGAATGCATCCTCTGGTGCAGCACTACCTTCAGCTTTTTCAGCAGCGTTGTTTGTAGCTCCTTCTTGTAAGAAGTAATAAGTTGTTTGATCAGTATTTATTGAATCGACAAGATCTAATGCAGGATTAGGATCTGGCTCTATTGCAGGAATAACCTGTTGATAGATAGTATCTCTAGTCCATACTGAAGTTGTTACAGTTGTCTTTGTTTCAAATGGAATGTTTGTCAATCCATGATCTACGAAGCTCTTGTATGCATTAGAATCAAGAAACTGTTGACCTAGTGATTTAGGTTGCTCGACCTCTGGCTCTTGATAGATTGGTGCAGTTTTTGCAACTTTTTCATCTACCTTCTCGTTAGATTCTTTAATTTCCTCTAACTGTTGGAGTTCAGTGATTGAGTCCCCAAGATCAGCTAACTCTTGGTTTCTTCTTTTAATCTCTTCTTTTTGATCGGATGATAGTTCTGACATTTCCTCAACAGAATCAAATATTTCTGCTAACTCTTCTGACTTAGCAGCTTTCTCATTTCTGAGTTCTTTTATGCTTGGCATATTTTATCTCCTATTGATTTCTAAAAATGTTCTTTTGAACTTCTAAAAAAAGCTCATCATCTTTAACAGCATCATATCCATATACCGATAGAACATCCTCTAGCTTGTTATAAACAGCTGTTAGACCTTCTAAGTATTTAGATAAGGTGTCTGTAGATTTAGAGCTTAATGTTTTCTTTTCAGAGTTCCTCAGAAGTGCTAGATCTTCCATTCTCTCTGTGAATGCTTTGACTCCTTCAAGTGAAGCCACCGCTTGATCTCCAAGCCTCATTCCCTGTTGGGATGATTGGTCGTTACTTGCCACGTCCTCGCCTGAAACTTTACCTGCATAAGTTAGACTTGTATCGTCTTCTGACTCATGCTCTTGACCTGTTGCTCTTGTATAGTCGTCCATATTCGCACACGGCATATAAACTGTCTCGCCGTCTTTTGTGTGCTCGTGATGTCCTGAACAACCTAATTCTTTAGCTCTTGCCTCTGCCTCTTCTATTGTTGTATATAGATCATCGCCAAGTGCTCTTTTTTGATCTTCTGATACTTCCTCAAACTCTGTATCGACTTCATCTACTTCTTCCTCTTCAGGATCGTCTAAAGTCTCTAGACCAGACTTGAGTGCTTGTACAAATGAATTCTGTTGTGCTCCTACAAGCACTGGGGATACCTCCCAGACTTTTACATCTTCTAAAACTCTAACTGGGACTTCCTCCCCTTTAGAATCTATATGAGTCCCCTCTTCAGATTTCAATACCTGAAAGCCATAACTAAACTGCTGCATATCTCTCATAGCTTTGACAGTCTCGTATGCTTCTTTACCTGCCTCAGTGTTCAAGAAGTATCCTTTGAAAACAGCTTTTTGATTATCTGACTCTATAACTCCTCGTCCTATAACCTTACTCCAATCGTGATTCCAAACTAAAGGCACTTTGTTTCCTACATAACCTGATCGTAGTGCTCCTGCCTTTGTTACATCGTTATCAGAGTCAACAGTATCAAATAATGAAAATACTGCTTCTAAATATCTAACATCCCCATCCTCTTTAAGTTCTATTGGAGTGCTTTTGTAAACCAGATCGTCTGGTCTTTTCATCTCGTTACTCATCTATCACCTCTATGAACGCCTCTGTACATCTACAGTTGACAACTAACCCTGCTGGTGCTTTAGGATCTAGCGGTCTATCTAATTTTATACCATTATACAGATAAAAACTATTCAGAGGAACTCGCTGGTTATCTAGAATAAAGTGTGCATCTCTAACAAGACCATCTCTTTGAGATACCCATTCCTTCTCTAGCCTTTTACCTGTTGACTTTGCAGCACGTTGCTGAGCCCACGAGGATGCTTTACCAACCTCAGTTCTTGCGATAGCTTTAGCTCTCCTTAAAGATTGTCCGCCTAGTTCTTTGTTGATCGCTCTTGTTAGCTCTCTAAAGAACTTGTCACCTGCCTCAGTACCTGCTGTTATGTTTGTTATTCCTAACTTTTCAAACTCTTTCAATTTATTACCGACTATTGTTGATATTCTCTTCTTTGTAGTTTTATTTAGATCTTTCATAACTGATCTAGCATTCTCTTGTAAAAATGATGCTGCCTGACCATCTTGAAACAATGATCCTACTGCTGCTGGAACGTTACGCTGACCTCTGTAAAAACCATCTTCCACTTTC